ATGGCGCTGTATTAAACAGTAAAGTAGATGTAACAGTAAGACAATCATTTACACCAGCACTAAGCACCGTTCGTACGTATGACATTTATCTTCCGATGCCAATAGCTAGTCCAGATTCTGCAACAGCAAAAATAACTACAAACACCTTTACATTCAACGGTAAGTTGTGTACAATACGAAACGAGTTATCTTCAACTAAGTTGCAAGTTGCTGACATTGATAATAATGTTGAAGTCGATAACATCGGCCAGTACTTCCCAGACACAGGAAGAGTAAACTTAGTTGGATTTGCTCCTACTGCTATTTCAGTCGGATCAGATATTTTACTTACAACAGTTCCAGCAAACCAATCAACCGTTAAACCACTAAGAAATTATATCTTAGACTTAGATCCAAATAGAACATCAGCTCGTGGTGTACTGGATTATGAAACTACGGTAACGGCTCTGTCATGAAAACTTTAACAGACTTTGATAGAAAGCCTCTTAATTTTAGAGAAAGTAAAGTAAGTGAAGTCTTACCTGAACACTATCTATCTGAGTATCCAACACTTATCACGTTTCTTGATAAGTACTATGAATTCATGGATTCTGATGCAACATTTAATTTCGCATCTGCAATTCATGCTATGTATGATGTTCGTGATATTGAAGCTACTAATGTCAGTTTCATTGATAATATCTTAAAGGAACTTGGCCAAGGAATCTTAAATCAAAATTTCTTTTTAGAACCAAGATTTGCAATGAAACTAGTATCACAGTTTTATCGAGTCAAAGGTTCTTTATATTCATCAGAAGGCTTCTTTCGAGCATTCTTTAATTCAGAGGTTGAAATTTCGTTTCCGAAACGAGACCTGTTTATTGTAGGTGAATCTGAAATTGGTTTTGAGAATCAAAAAGTTATTCAAGATGGTGCACTAAATCAAATTCTTTCTATTCTTGTAAAATCAGAAGTGCCGGTTGCTACTTGGAGAGAACTATACAAAGCATTTGTCCATCCAGCTGGATTCTTTCTTGGTGCACAAACACTGATAGTTGGCGTCGGTGATCTTGATGTTAATAGTATGCCTGATAATTTTGCTGATTCTGCTGATCCATTGTTTAGTGCTACTGGTTTAGCTTCACTAACTGGTGATCTAGAAATGACAGGCATTGGAATAATTGCAGATTCAGAAGTTAGATTTACAATAGACGAACAGATTGCTTCTTATCAGACTATGACAATCGAACAAGCGGCTGCAATGTATAATAACATTAAAGATACAATTATTACTGATGGATTTACATTCGATGAAGATAGCGCAGCCACTATACCAGCTGCAATGAGAATGTCTAACACAGTTGAAACGACAGACCAAGCAAGAAATGAGTTATGGGATAGTGATTCTGACGGCTATGCACTTCAAATAGCATAAAATCTATTATAAATAATGTAAAGAAAAACGGATTCTAACATGACAAGACAAGCGATTAGTAGAGGCACATCGGCAAACGCCAGAGACGGCGATACGCTCCGCGATGCAGCTCAAAAGATTAATCAAAACTTTATAGAAGTTTACGAAAAGTTAGGTGGAGACAGTGCTACTTTATCTACTAACGTAGGTTTTACGGCTGCGGGAATTATATTTGAAGGTGATAGCGCTAATGCTCATGAAACGACATTAGGTGTTACAAACCCTACAAAAGATAATACCATTACACTTCCGGATTCTTCTGGTGAAGTAATATTAACTACAGCAATTCAAACGCTTACAAATAAAACTTTAACTGCACCAGTTATTTCAATCATATCAAATACTGGCGTGTTGACATTACCAACGTCAACCGATACACTTGTAGGTAGAGCCACAGCAGATACACTTACAAATAAAACTTTGACATCACCTACATTAAGTACTCCAGTTATTAATACTGGTATCAATGATGCTAATGGTGCAGAGATGATTCGCTTCACTGCTACATCATCAGCAGTAAATGACATTTCAATCACAAACGCTGCTACTTCAGGATCACCAATCATAGCAGCCATAGGTGATGATACAAATATAAATTTAGATCTTGCAGCTAAAGGTACTGGTGCTATTCGCCATACACGTAAAGTTGCTTACACATCAGAAACAAAAACATCTTCTGGTGCAGTTTCTTTGTTAGTTCCTTTGACTTTATTCAACTCAACTGGTTCTTTGACCATGACAATGGTTAATGGTGTAGTTGTAGGTGAATCTAAAAAGTTTGTAAATATTAATACTGGTGCAGCAACAGTTACACCAACAAGCTTTGGTCAAGGTACATCATTCACACTTAGCCAAAACGGGGCTGCTGAATGCATTTGGACTGGTTCCAATTGGCACCTATTTGGTGATTCAGACAACTTCTTAACAATTACGTAAGAGATACAATATGCCAGCAATTATTACTGATACACTTAAGAGAGATCTTCTTGCAGAAATAAAATCTGATTTTGATAGTGCAGGTAGTGAGTACTACGTTGGTCTTGGTCGTTCCGAACTATGGGATGATTCAGATAACGTTGTAACACCTGTTCAATCAGCAAGAACAATCGATTTATTTAGACGATCATTACAGGGTGTTAAAAAAATACAAGATGTTTCTTATATTGTTCCCCGTTACAATTGGTCATCTGGTACAATATACAGCGCCTATGATGATAACTTTTCAGCCTATCCATCAAATGCTTACTATGTAAAAACAGATGCCAATCAAATATACATTTGTTTACAGCAAGGTAAGAACGCAACTGGTGCTGCTGTGACATCTACAATTGAACCAACTGGCACTTTAACTACGCCTTTTACAACTGCAGATGGATACGTATGGAAGTTCTTGTATTCAATTACTGCACTTAAAGCAAATCGATTCTTATCTGCAAACTTTCAACACGTAGAGTTATTAGACTCTGCGTCAAATCCTCTTGAAACTTTACAGATAAACGTTCAAAATGCTGCAGTATCAGGTGAGATTGTAGGATTAGCCGTGACTAGTGGCGGAACAGGATATTCTAGTACACCTACAGTTACAATTACTGGAGACGGAGATTCAGCTCAAGCGACTGCTACAATATCAGGCGGTCAAGTCGTAAAGCTTGAAATGACAAACCGTGGATCCGGATATTCTTTTGCAAACGTAAGTTTCTCAACAGGCGCAGCATCAGCAAGAGCAATATTATCTACTCCAGGTGGTATCGGTAAAGATCCTCGTAATGATTTAAGATCAAACGCGCTTATGTTCAATGGTAGGCCAGATGCTGATGAGAATGGTACACTGCTAATTAATCAAGATTTTAGACAAGTAGGCTTAATTCGTAATCCAAGAATAACTGCTACAGATTCAGACTTTACTGCCAATGCTGGTTCAACACTTCGTAAATTAACATTCCAAGGTGGTGCAACAGCATTCACAAATGATACGTTTGTGGTCGGTGCTACGTCTGGTGCGAAAGCTTATGTAACTTCTGCTGATTCTGCAGCTGGAGTATTTTATCATCAAACTGAAACATCAGGATTCAAAGTCTTTCAAGCTGGAGAATCATTAACTGCTCAAAACGCACTAGGTGCTACGGTTACGGGCACAGCTACACTCGATTCAGATCAACCTGCGACAATAAATAGATACAGTGGTGAGGTTCTCTATGTTGATAATCGCTCAGCGGTCACAAGATCAGCCGGAGAACTACAAGACATTAAAATTATTGTACAACTATAAGAGTTATTAAAACATGGTCAGCAAAGTAACACAACAAATATTCGCAACCACGTATAAAGATGATTTTGCAGATAGTGATAACTATCATAGAATTCTATTTAACAGCGGTAAAGCATTACAAGCTCGTGAATTAACACAGATGCAAACTATCATCCAAAGCGAAATTGCTCGTTTTGGTCGTAATGTCTTTAATGAAGGTGCTGCTGTTAATCCAGGCGGACCACTTTTAAATACAAACTATGAATTTGTAAAATTAAACACAACTTCAAATGCTCTTCCAACAGCTTCTATAGCTGGAAATATATTTACCGGCGCAACTTCAAACGTAAGAGTAAAAGTTCTTGAGAGTGTTGCAATTTCAGGATCTGATCCTGCAACGTTATATGTACAATATCTTGGTGATGCAACATCAGCAACCTCACAGTTAAGACTGACACCTGGTGAAAATATAACTGACGGAACAAATACACTTACAGTTCAAACAACAAACACAGCATCAAATCCTGCAATTGGTAGAGGTTCACGCTTCTCAATTGCTGGCGGAGATTTCTTTGCAAAAGGTCATTTTGTATTCGCGGCTGCTCAGTCATTAATCATACAAAAGTATTCACCAGCTTACACTGGCACGATTGGTTTTAAAGCAGTTGAAGATGTTGTAACTGTTACTGACGATAATGCCTTATTTGATAACCAAGGCGATGTACCAAACACTTCAGCGCCTGGTGCAGATAGATATAGAATTCGTTTAACACTTATTGATCAAGCAAATGTTGATTCAGATGAGATGTTTGTTTATCTTGCTGAGATTAAAAACTCTGTGATTGTCGATGAAGCTACTGCAACTTCTGGCTATAATGAGATAAATGAAGTCATGGCTCTTCGTACTAAAG